GTGGAGACAAGCATCCGCTTCAACGATGACGGTACATACGACATCATCGAGCGTAAACTCGCAGCCTAATATCCCCTAAACCAAAATCGCCAGACCGCACGACGGCAGAGCGAGTGTTGGGTTCTTTCCCGACATTCACTTTGCCGTCGTTTTCGTTTTTCTGGCGACGTCGGCTCTGGCGATTTTCAAAAAATCTAATGAAAATCAAAGGAGTCAAAAAATGACAAACAAGAACAGAAAATTTTACATTCCCCTTCCCAAAAATGAAAACGCCCCCACTGGGTACATTGAATTCTTCCGTGACTTTCAGTTTGTGGAAGTTAATGAAGAAGTCTATTTAACATTTCATCGCCCAATTTGGAAAACTTGGAAAGAAGCAAAAAGTAAGGGCTGCTGTAGTGGCGATGATTGGAAGCGTTGTCTCGGTGATTGTGCTACCTGCTCACGATATCATCGCGGTTCCGACATTCTTTCTCTCGATGTCCCCGTGGATAGCGAAGAATGCAGCACCCTTGCAGATACCATCGTTGACCCTACCTCTCTTGTGGATTCGGTTCTCGCTGAAAGCGCCGCCCTTGAGGAGCTTCTTGCAGCACTCGCCGACCTCGACCCGGACGGACGTCGCATTGGTGAGCTTCTCCTTGAAGGCAAAAGCGGTCGTGAGATTTCAAGAGTCCTCGGCATCGCACATACTACATACCTTCGCCGTTTTTCAAAGTTGCAAGATGGGCTGAAAAAACGTCTCGAAAAAAATTTTTGAGTTTTTTTCAAAAAAGCGGACCAAACGCACTTTTATTTTCCAGCTGGGGGGTGGAAGGCACAAAAAGCCGACCAAATCCACCCAAAGGAGGACACGCTATGAACGGTCCCAACAAAACGGACACCATCGAGCAAGACGAGGAACTCATCGGTATTCTCTTCGCTATCTCGGTCGTGTCCAAGAGGCTGGCAAGAAGCCTTCAACGTCTTGCGGAATACGAAAAAGGAGGAAATGCCACAGATGGGAAAGATGTCGGAACTCTCGCTGCTTCTCGATGATTACCGTGAAGCTAACCGCCGAGCTTCGGAACTCGCCGATGAGATCTGCGCTATGCTTTCAGGCAACGAACCGCCCGCCCACGAACAAGTCGAGGAAAAGAAGCCCCTCACGCTTGAAGATGTACGGACAATCCTGGGCTATAAGTCAGCACACGGATATCGAGAAGAAATGCATTCACTCGTCAAAAAGTATGGAAATGGGTTTCTGTCAAGTGTCAACCCCGCTATGTATGAAGCCTTACTCCAAGAAGCGGAGGTTTACAAAGTCGATGCCACCTAAAGGACACGCTCTTCTTTCTGCTTCCTCCTCCCACCGATGGATGAACTGCCCCCCATCGGCTCGGCTCTGCGAAAATTATGACGATAAAGGGAGTGATTTCGCAGCCGAAGGAACAGACGCACACGCTCTGTGCGAGTTCCGTTTGCAAGAAGCTCTCGGACTCCCCGCCGAGAATCCTATCGAGAATCTCACCTGGTACAACGAAGAAATGGAAGATTGCGCCGTCAGTTACGCATCCTTCGTTTCAGAGATTGTGGCAAAAGCCAAGGACACCTGTTCTGACCCGGTAGTGCTTATCGAACAACACCTTGATTACAGCAAGTTCGTGCAAGAGGGCTTCGGCACGGGCGACTGCATTGTAATCGCAGATGGTGAGCTTCACATCATCGACTACAAGCACGGTCGCGGTGTGCTTGTGGAGGCAGACAACAACCCGCAGATGAAACTCTATGCCCTCGGTGCTTTGGAGATTTTTGATTTCCTTTATGATATCGAAACAGTCAGTATGACAATCTTCCAACCCCGCCGTGGCAATGTCAGCACTTACTCCCTCTCGAAGGCTGACCTTTACATTTGGGCTGAAGAAGTCCTCAAACCCATCGCCGAACTCGCCTATAAAGGCGAAGGTCAGTACAACTGCGGTGAATGGTGTCAGTTCTGTAAGGCAAAGACCGATTGCAGAAAACGTGCCGAAGCCAATATGGAACTCGCCAAATACGACTTTATGGACCCACCTCTCCTTACCGATGAGGAGATTGAGGATGTCCTTTCCAAGGTTGACAACTTGGTATCCTGGGCAAACGACGTCAAGGAGTTTGCTTTCCAAGCCGCTATGAGTGGCAAGGTATGGAAGGGTTGGAAGCTTGTCGAAGGTCGCTCCGTCCGTAAGTACATCAACGACGATGCGGTTGCAGCAACCGTCTCGGAAGCGGGTTATGACCCCTACGAGAAAAAACTGCTCGGTCTTACCGAAATGCAGAAACGCCTCGGTAAAGCCAAATTCGAGGAACTCCTCGGAAGCCTCATCCACCGCCCACAGGGCAAACCCACACTCGTGCCGGAGAACGATAAACGCCCGGCAATCACTACTGCAAAAGCAGATTTCTATGAAGATTAAGGAGAAAAAATTATGTCGAACAATGCAAAAGTTATCAACCCCTGCAAGGTAATCACTGGTAAGGACACCCGTTGGTCTTACGCAAACGTATGGGAGCCTAAGGCTATCAACGGCGGCGCACCCAAGTACAGCGTTTCCCTTATCATCCCCAAGTCGGATACCGTTACGGTAGCCAAGATCAGAGCCGCCATCGAGGCTGCTTACAAGGAAGGCGAAGCCAAGCTCAAGGGCAATGGCAGAAGCGTTCCCCCTATCACCGCCATCAAGAACCCTCTCCGTGACGGTGACACCGAAAGACCCGACGATCCCGCATACGCAAATGCCTATTTCGTCAACGCCAACTCCTCCACCGCACCCGGTATCATCGATGCCGACCGCAACGAGATTATCACACACTCCGAAGTATACAGCGGTGTATACGGCAGAGCCTCAATCAACTTCTACGCCTTCAACTCCAACGGCAATCGCGGCATTGCTTGTGGGCTTAACAACCTTCAGAAAATCCGTGACGGCGAACCTCTCGGCGGTAAGGCTTCCGCTGCATCCGACTTCGACACCGATGACGATGACGATTTCCTCGCCTAATGAAAGGAGGGCTTCACTATGTTGAGTACCATTCTCGCTTGTATCCTTTCCTTCGTTCTCACCGCCCTTCTAACCACGTTTACGATTTCTATGGTTTTCACCATCATCGAGGATCGTAAGCAGGCAAAACGCAACGAAGATCGTGAGCTTCGAGACATCGAATATCACGAAAAGCGTATGAAGGATTTTAAGTAATCAGCCCGGTGGTGGCGGGGGCAACTCTGCCACCACTCCGTCAGAAAGGTAACCGAAGAAATGAAAACAATCAGCATTGATATCGAGACCTTCAGTAGCGTTGACCTCACCAAAAGTGGGGTCTATCGCTATACGGAATCGCCGGATTTTGAAGTTATGCTCTTCGGCTATTCTGTTGACGGCGGTGCTGTATCCGTAGTCGACCTGGCGATGGGTGAAAAGATCCCTCCCGAAATACTGTCGGCTCTCGAAGATGAATCCATTATCAAATACGCCTTCAACGCAAACTTTGAGCGTATTTGTCTTTCCCGTATGCTCGGCTATGAAACCGGGATATACCTTGAACCCTCCTCTTGGCATTGCACGATGATATGGTCCGCCTATATGGGTCTTCCGCTATCTCTCCAAGGCTGCGGAACGGTCCTCAATCTTGATAAGCAGAAGCTCACCGAAGGCAAAGACCTTATTAAGTATTTCTGTGTGCCTTGTCAGCCAACAAAGACCAACGGTGGTCGCACCCGTAACCGCCCCACCGATGCTCCTGACAAGTGGGAACGCTTCAAAGCGTATAACGTACGTGACGTTGAAACCGAGATGGAGATACAGCAAAAGCTCTCCAAGTTCCCCGTGCCGGACTACCTTTGGGATGAGTACCACATTGATCAGCAAATCAACGACACCGGGGTTGCTCTTGATATGACCCTTGTGCGTGAAGCTATCGCCATGGACGGTGTGTCCGAGGGCGAACTATCGACGTCTATAAAAGCCCTTACTTCCCTTGAAAACCCAAACTCGGTCTCACAAATGAAGGACTGGCTTTCAGAAAATGGTCTGCAAACCGAAACCCTCGGTAAAAAGACGGTAGCCGAGCTTCTCAAAACGGCCCCCGAACACCTCCGTGAGGTTCTTTCCCTTCGGCAGCAACTTGCCAAGTCCTCCGTCAAAAAGTATCAGGCGATGCAAAATGCCGTTTGCTCTGACGGTCGTGCGAGAGGTATGTTCCAATTCTACGGTGCGAACCGCACAGGCAGATGGGCGGGACGTCTCATCCAAATGCAGAACCTTCCACAGAACCACCTCTCCGATCTTGAAATTGCTCGTGATCTTGTAATGCTCGGTGATTATGAAACTGTCAAAATACTCTATGAAGATGTGCCGGATACGCTTTCTCAGCTTATTCGTACCGCTTTCGTAGCACCGGGCGATAAGAAGTTCATCGTTGCCGACTTCTCCGCAATCGAAGCCAGGGTTATCGCTTGGATTGCGGGTGAGGAATGGCGTCAGACCGTCTTTGCCGAGGGCAAGGACATCTATTGTGCTTCTGCTTCACAGATGTTCGGTGTCCCCGTGGAAAAACACGGTGTCAACGGGCATTTACGGCAAAAAGGAAAAATCGCAGAACTTGCCCTTGGATACGGCGGTTCGGTCGGTGCCTTGAAAGCGATGGGTGCTATCGAAATGGGGCTTACTGAAGACGAACTTCAACCCCTTGTTACCGCTTGGCGTGATGCTAATCCCAACATCGTGGACTTTTGGTGGGCTGTCGATTCGGCTGTTAAAAAAGCAGTTCAGAATAAGACGTCCACAGAAACGCACGGTATTCTCTTCACCTATAAAAGCGGAATGCTCTTTATAACCCTTCCGTCCGGCAGAAACCTCGCATACGTAAAGCCCAAGATCGGCACAAACAAGTTCGGCACATCCTGTATCACTTACGAGGGAGTCGGAGGCACAAAGAAATGGGAGAGGATTGAATCCTACGGTCCCAAGTTTGTCGAGAACATCGTTCAGGCAACCGCCCGCGACATCCTCTGCTACTCTATGAAAACGCTGCGACACACCTCAATGGTGATGCACATCCACGATGAAATCGTCATCGAAGCCGATCCTCGTATGTCCCTTGATGCCGTCTGTGAGCAGATGGGCAGAACGCCTCCGTGGGCTGAAGGTCTGCTTCTCCGTGCGGACGGATATGAAACCAAATTTTACAGAAAGGACTAATCGTAATGTTCGGACAAAGATTGAAACAAGCCAGAAAAAATGCGGGTTATACGCAGGAAGCACTTGCTGAAGCTCTCGGTTTATGCAAAGGAACTGTGGGTATGTGGGAATGCGACAAACGTGAACCCTCATACGCCACCTTGCGGAGAGTTTCAATTCTTCTCTCGTGTAGCATTGATTGGCTGCTACAAGATTACGGCATTACTCAATAATACTCGCATGAAAATTCGTGTCAGCAAATACAACTCCGAGGGCTATTACAGCCCCACCGAATATGAGGGTATGATGAATGTTCTCCGTGAGGAATACGAGAAAAAGCAAGCCTTGAAGAAAAAGGTGTTTATGCCCAAGGTCTTTATCTGCTCTCCGTTCCGCGGTGACGTTTACAAAAATATTCTGAATGCAAAACGGTACTGTCGCTTTGCGGTCGATTCCGGCTACATACCGTTTGCCCCTCATCTTTTCTTTCCCCGCTTCCTCGATGATGAAAATGAGCGTGAACGCGCCCTCGGCATCAAGATGGGAAAGGTGTTCCTCGACGATTGCCGTGAGCTTTGGTACTTCGGCGATACGATCACCGAGGGTATGCAATATGAAATCGACCGTGCCAAACACAGAAAACTCACAATCCGACATTTCACCGTAAATCTTGAGGAGGTCAAAGACTAATGTTTACGATATATAGCTCCGATTATACGGGCAACCCCGGCAACTGCTCGTATCCCCATAAGCACACCATAACCGACCTTGAATCGCTCAAGGCGGCGGTTACCCACGACTATGTGTGCGCCGAATACCGCAACAACTACCGAAACGGCGAAAACTTCATAGGGACGGATTGCTTGCCCGTAGATTGCGACAATGACCACTCCGAGAATCCTGACGATTGGGTAATGCCCGTAGATGTCTTTGAAGCATTCCCCGGTGTAACCTTTGCCGT